CTTCAGCCTGAGTATGTTAATGATGAGTATGCTAAGACACTTGAGCAGGTGTTTGAAAACTAAAGCGTAACCTATGTAGATATTGGCCGCAATGCTTCCATAGTGAGTAGCTCCTTTACTGAGGACGTTAATCAGGTTAACAAAAGCGATTCTATAAAGCAATGGAAAACGCTATTGGGATTGACCTGAATAACGTGTTACAGAATGAAGGGTTAGAAGACATAATGTTTGCCACTAACAAAGAGAACGTATCTCTAATAAAGACAATACCCGAGGAGTACTTTAAGCGGATAGAGAGTGTTGTATTTACGGGTACTGTCCAAGGGCGTAATGCTACCTCAATGATCAAGCAGATAAGAGGTATAGGTAATGTAACTGAAACTCGCGCCCGCTTAATAGCAAGGGATCAAACGTCTAAACTTAACTCCGCCCTAAATCAACAGCGGTCACAAAATCTAGGTGTTGAAGAATATATATGGCGGACGGCGGGCGATGAGCGTGTACGTAATTCACATAAGAGCAAGAATGGTAAAACATTCCGATGGGATGACCCACCTAAAGATACAGGACATCCAGGGCAGGATATTCAGTGCAGGTGCGTAGCGCAAGCCATAATTAAAGTGTGATTTCTGCCCTGTTATTGGCTGGTATGTTTATTTTATTTAGAAGATGATTTACTATGGGTTAAACCTAAAGGGCTGAGGCGAAATGTTTCTTAAAGACCGTCTAGATATAAATTCAGAACGGAGCTATACTGACGAGGGGTTCCTGCTGGTTCCAGCACGTATATCCCGCTCTGGTGTACAGGAATATATCGCGGCTGAGATGGGCCTGCAAGATCGTGACCCTACTGATATTATAAGGGTATACCGCCCTGAAGAAGAAGTATTTTCAGAAGAGTCATTATCCTCATTTGCTAACAAGCCCGTTACAAACAACCATCCCCCTGAACTAATCAACACTGATAACGCTAAAGAATTCACGGTTGGTCATGCAGGCCCTTCAGTAGTAAGGGATGGTTCGTTTTCCAAAACAGAATTGTATATTATTGATTCTAAATCAATAAGTGATATAGAAAGCGGTAAGGTAGAATTGTCCAACGGCTATACAGCGGATATAGACTGGACCCCAGGAGTTTCTCCGGACGGTGAACAATACGATGCCGTTCAGAGGAATATAAAAGGCAATCATATTGCTATTGTAGAGCGTGGTCGTGCTGGACGTGATTGTAGAGTGGCCGACCGACTTCCCAACGTAGGAGATAGTTTAGCTATGGCTAAAATCACCATTGATGGGGTTGACTACGAAGTTTCGGATCAGGCGGCGCAAGCGGTTGGGAAACTGCATACTCGTCTGAACGATGCTGAAATGTCAGCCGAAGAAATTGAGAAAGAGAAGAAAGCTAAAGAAGATGAAGCGGAAGCAGCCAAAAAAGCGGCTGAGAAAACCGAAGATTCTTTGAAGGCCAAACTTGACGACGCAACAAGTAAGGTTCCAACGGCTGACGCCCTGGACAAGCTGGTTGCAGCGCGTACTGAACTGGTTGATAAGGTTCGTAAGATCCTACCCGAAGTTGAATGGGAAGGTAAGGACAACGCCAGTTTGATGAAAGAAGCGGTCGCGGCTAAGTGTGCAAACGTGCAGATGGACTCTGTTTCTACAGATTACATCCAAGCCCGTTTTGATATGCTGGTTGAATCCGTACAAGATGTTAACGATTTGGACAGTGCTTTCCGTCAGGAAGTTACAACCAAAGACAGTAAAGTTGAAGACACTCGCCCGGTTCATATTATCGCCCGTGATAAAATGCTCGAGCGGAACCGTAACCTTTGGAAAGGAGGTGCTAAATAATGAGCGCACAAACTTCTTATGATATCCGTCAAGGCAAGGCTTACGCTGGCCTTATTTACGCTCAAGCGCCTCATGACATCGTATCTCGTGCGGTAGAAACAGCCGGTGGTATTGCGTTTGGTGTTGCAGTAACTCGCGGAACAGATGCCGACAAGCAAATTGTTCCCGCTGCTTCCGCCGACTTCCTGGGTATTACCATTCGCTCACTTGAAAAAGAAGGCGGAACTGCTGGTGCTATCCAATGGAATGCCAAAGAAACAGCCGGTGTAATGCGTAGCGGTTATATTTGGGCAGTATGCCCTACTGGATGTGTACCCGGTGACGCTGTTAATTATGCCGACGGCACAGGTGTTCTGGACTCCGGCGCTGCTGGTGCTGGTAGTACTAGCCTTGATGGTGCCTCTTGGGAAACTACCGCCGTAGCTGGTGAGCTGGCTGTAGTACGTCTTTCAACTTCCGCCGTAACCGCTGGCGCATAAGGAGCAATTAAATGAAACAGTTGAAACTCCGTGACGGCTCCATTGTACAGTTTGACGGCGCACATTATGCCGTTGTACAAGGGCCGACCAAAACCACACTTGACGGTGCTATTAGTCAAGCTATTAACAACGGTATCCTGGATGCTGACGGCGCGTTCTTCTTCCAGCGCCAGTTGGAGCACATTAAAGCACGTAGCTATGATGTTCAGTACGCTGAACTTCAGGCGCGTAGCCTTTTCCCTGTTTCCAACGAAGGTGGTCCGGGTGTTACTTCAATCACTTACCGTACTTATGATCAAGTAGGCGCGGCTAAGATTATCCAAGCCTATGCTGACGACTTGCCTCGTGCAGACGTTGCCGGTAAGGAAACCACCATCCCTGTTCGGTCTGTGGGTATCTCCTACGGATATAACCTGGATGAGATCCAAGCCTCACAGCTAACTGGCGCAGCATTGGATCAACGTCGTGCTAACGCGGCTATGCGATCCATTGAACAGAAGGTTAACGATACCGCGTTCTTCGGTGATGCAACTTCCAACCTTCCCGGCTTGTTCAGTAACCCGAACATTCCTACGGGCGGAGTAGTAGATCCAGGCTCCGGTACTGAGTGGGTTAACAAAACCCCTGATGAAATCCTGTTTGATGTCAACGATTTGTTCGCTGATATCTTTGAGACTACCAAGATGGTTGAGCGTGGTAATACACTGCTCCTTCCTCCTGCTCAGTGGTCTTACATTAGTTCTACCCCGCGTAGTGCTAACAGTGATACAACCATCCTCATGTACTTGGTACAGAATAGCCCGTATCTCAATAGCGTGGAAGATATCATTCCCGTTAACGAATGTACGGCTGGGGACAACCCAGAACTTTCTGCTGATGCTATGGTAGCTTATGACCGTAACCCGGATAAGCTTCAATTGGAAATTCCAGTTGAACTTGAAATGATGCCGGTGCAGCAAAAGAATCTGGAGTTTGTCATACCGGGTCGCAACCGTCTGGCGGGTTTGAACATCTACTACCCGCTCTCACTTGCAATCGCTACAGGAATCTAAATCATGGCCGGTGTAACCAACAAAACGGAACGTCAATATAACCTTAAAACCATCGGTAAGAATGGGAACAGGGTTACAGTAAGGCTCGTTCCCGGTTTTAACGTAGTAGACGATAAACATTGGGTTGAGTTTGTAAGTAAAGAGGGAAAAGTCCTTAATGCTTATGTATCTGAACTCAATCAAAAAGGTAAGTTGACTTTTGGTAAGACTCAGGACGACCAAGAACTTGAAAGCGAAGTTTCTAAGTCAAAGTCCAAGTCTCAGGCAATGCCTAAAGCCAAGAAGTAAGCTCCTGGATTAACCCTTGGTAACAGGGGTTATTCCTTATAATCTTAATCAGGGTTATAAGGAATAGAATTAAACCTACTCTAACCGTCAAACAGGTATTCCTAGTGGCAGATAGTAACTTAGACCCTAAACTATGGAGCTCCTTAGAAACAATTAACCAAAGGTTAGAGAGTATTGAAAAGAAGCTAGAAGACGTTATCAGGTTAGATGAAAGGGTCTGGAATCATGAACAAGTTATATCTCGCTTTGGTACAAGATTAGATGACGGCGATGCCCGTATTAGTAAAGTTGAACTTTGGCAAGCGGGAAACAATCCAGACTTTATTATATCAACTCTTAAAAGTAATAAAGAAAGTATTGATGGTATTAAAACTGAGGTCAATACATTAAAGGAGATGGGAGGGGTTAACAGGGGCAGGAGAGATATAACTAAAGAGGTTCTTAAATGGGTGACGGGTATACTAGCAGCTATCATCATATATCAAGCAACTAGGGGATTATAATGGCTATAGACATAGCAACACTAAGAACTAGGTTCCCTGAGTTCTCTGATAATACCGAATACCCTGATGCTCGTATCCAGATATTTATTGATGACTCGTCTTTGATTTTACATAGGTACGGACGAGAAACGCTGGAATGGAAAGTATAACTACGCTCAGTCCTACCTCGTAGCTCACCTGCTGATTACTGCTGAGGCTTCAGAAGCCGGTGACAGTTCCGTCAAGGTCGGCCCGGTAAGTTCCAAGAGCGCTGGTGGGGTATCGGTCACGAGGGCTGTAGCCACTAAAAACCGCTCTGAAGGGGATGACTTTTATATGGGTACACTTTACGGCCAACGGTTTATGATGATTCGTAATACCTGCTTTGCCGGTGTACTGGTAGCTAACCAACTATGAAATCCAAGACCAGGATAATACGCACTCCGGAAAAGGCGCTCAAGGAGTTGGAGCGCATCGGTAAGGAGTTCGGCAAAGGCCCCAATGAGGTTAAAGTGGGTTTACCTAGAGGGTCTAACGATTATCCTGATGGAACCTCAGTTATCATGGTTGGTGCAGTACACGAGTTCGGTAGCGATAAGATGAACATACCCGAGCGCAGCTATTTGAGAACTACTGTAGTTGAAAAGAAGAAAGACTATAAAACTCTATTCACCAAGTTAAGTCTACGCATAATAGAAGGTAATATGAATCTCAAGAAAGCCCTTGGGATTATAGGGTTGCAAGTACAAACGGATGTTCAAAGTAAAATAGAATCTATAGATAGCCCCCCATTAAAAATCAGAGAGGGTAATCCTCTTATTGATACAGGTCATCTTAGACAATCTATAACTTTTGAGGTTGACGAATAATGGTTATAAGAGTTTCAGAAGCATTAGACACAGATACCTCACAAATAGTAACGGTAGAAAGAACTTCTGCTGGCTCTTATATAGACGGACTTTATGTTAAGGGTTCAACCTCAACCTTCAAGACTCTTGCCAGTGTTCAACAACCTACCCCAAAGCAATTGGAAATTCTACCTGAAGGTGAAAAGGATAAAGACGTAAAACTATTCATATCTAAGAAGCCTATACGGACCACCAATGATGAAGCCGGTTTGATTGCCGATATTGTTATTTACAAGTCAGAGCGCTATAAAGTGGTTAAGTCTGCCGATTGGAATGATTATGGTTATACCAGTGTTATGGGAGTTAAAGACCAATGATACTCGAAGAAACCATTAACAAGCTGGTTAGAGATACTATAGATTTGGTTCTGGCGGAACCGGGGTATACAATAAAGGCAAAGCAGAAAGATGCCCCGAGGCCGACAGGGGCTTATGCTGTAGTCGATTTTTTAGCGGGCGAGTCCTTAGGATTGGAGCAGCGGTTTTTTGAAAACAATACTGCTGACCTAGACTTAACTGAAAACATATCGGGATTAAGAAATATAACGATGTCAATAAACTTTTACAGAGATTCAGCAATGGACAACTCTAGAAAAGTTAGGACAGGTTTAGTAAGAGAATCAATTCAAACCCTGTTTAGTTCTGCCGGGGTTGGTTTGGTAAGCCGTTCTGGAGTAAGGGATATTGACATCCCTACTAATGACGGTTGGGAAGAGAGGTCGCAGTTTGATCTTGTACTAAATGCCGTTGGTACTGATTCTGATATTGTGCGGTCAATACTGACTGCAGATATAGCAGGTGAATTTCAGGCTCGTGGTTTAGATTATAACTTCAATATAGAGGTGCAATAATATGACAATCCCAGTTTCTAGCGTGGTAAGCGTTAGTATCGCGATTGGCGCTACCTTTCCAGCCAGAGCAGGGTTCGGTACTCTAAACATCGTTACCGCTGAAACTGGTGTTATCGGTGTCGCTGAACGCATACGCTCTTATAGTAACCTGGATGGTGTTGCCGCCGATTGGTCAGGAACATCAGAAGTGGTAGCAGCGGCGACGGCTTATTTCAGTCAGCAACCAAAACCAACCGCTCTAAAGGTATCCACCCGGTTTCCTAATGCTGTAGGGGCTCAACTACGCGGGGGCGCTGTAGCAGACAATGCTGACAATCTAGCTTTGTTTACAGCTATTTCTGACGGTACTTTTACAGTATCCATAGACGGTAGCTCAGAAGACATTACAGTCCTAGACTTTAGCGCCGATAGTGATTTTGATGAAGTAGCAGCTACTATCCAAACGGTTTTGCAAGCTGTAGCAACCGGCGGTTTCACCGCTGCAACGGTAACGCATGACGGTACTCGATTCTTCATCAACTCTGGTACGGTAGGAACCAGTTCTACGATTAGTTCTTGACCGCTGAAGGTAGTGGTACTGACGTATCTAGCCTGCTGGAAATGCGACAAGGTGAAGGCACTAAGGTCAACGGGATAGCTGCTGAAACAATAACAGCAAGCCTGAGCGCCATTCAGAATATCAATCCTGACTGGTATGGGTTGCTATTTACCAAAGAGGTCCGCGATGGCTTTGTGGTTAACACTGAAGACGCCGTTGAAGCGGCTGCTGACTGGTGTGAGGCTCGGGTCAAAGTATTTGGTAACACTACTAACGACCTTGATGCTTTGGACAGTGTTAACGCTAACGATATTCTTAGTACGCTTAAAGCCAAGAATCTACGTCGTACCATTAGCAGCTATAGTTCTAGCCCTAATCAGTATCCTTCTGCTTCTGTTTTGGGTCGTGCTTTCACTGTCAACTTTAACCAACCGAATAGTACGATAACTCTTAAGTTTAAACAGGGGCCGGGTATTACGGTTGAACCTCTTACTCAAAACGAAAAAGCTGTTCTAGATGACAAGCGGGGTAACGCCTTTATCTTGGTTGGTGCTAGTGATATGTATAGTGAATCAAGGATGGCAAATAATACATTCTTTGATGAAGTACACGGTATTGACTGGCTTGAAAATGCTATCCAGATAAATGTATTCGGCTACTTGCTCACCCGTACCACTAAAGTACCTTACACTGACAAAGGTGTAGCGGCTTTGGAACAACAAGTCATTAACGCTCTGGATGAAGCGGTTCGTAACGGTCTTATAGCTCCAGGGGAAACAATTGATGGGCGATTCCTACCTCTAGGTTATGAAACTATAACCGTACCTGTAGCGGACATCAACCAGTCAGATAAAGAGGCTAGGGAGTATCCCGGACTCAGCTTTATCGTGCTCGGCGCTGGTGCCATTCACGGCGCTCAAATCAATGGTACATTTGAAAGATAAGGGGTAAAGCATGAAGGAATATAGTTTTCTAAATACTCTCCTTCTGATAAACGGGGTAGAAATTACCGGGTTTGATGAAGGCGACGATGTAATACAGCTATCGCGCATAAACGATTCCGCTGCTCATAGTATAGGTACAGATGGGGAAATGACTATCTCTATAAGTGCTGACCGGTCAGGCAGTGTTATTTTCCGGGTTATGCAAGTATCGGATTCCAACTCTTACTTGTCAGCCCTTATCAATGCTCAAGAAAACGGGGCATTCATACCTATCTTTATTCAGTTCAAGATACAAGGGTAATGACCTAGGTTCAGGTACTCAAGGCTATATAACCAAGCCAGCGGACATGAGCCGAGGTACTAATGCTCAACCACAACAATGGGGCCGTAATGGTAGAGCGGCTTGATCTTCTTCATCTAGGGGGCGGTTAACAGTTTTCCGGGGAGGGAGCGGATTATCCTAGGATCCCGGCCTGATGGATACCCCTCTCCGGTTTTTTATTTAGCCGGGATTACGTTTACCGGGAGTTTTTATAATGAGCTGTAAAACAGAAACTAAAGTGATAGGTGATAACGAATTCAGCGTTACCCAATGGCCTGCTGATAAAGCTATTCTTATGAAAATGAAACTAGGTAAAACCTTCGGGGCTAGTATCGGTAAGATAGCAGCGATGGCACTTGAGTCAACCAAAAACAAAGTCTCTGATTCTGAACAAGCCAAAGCATTGTCTGAAGGTATTTCCATCTTGTTTGATTCCAATAGCCCTGAAGAATAATGAACCTGATTAAATCTTCAGTTATTGGGGTAGCCTGCGATGGTACTAAGATAACAGAAACCACATTCAATCAGATATTCTCAGGCGATGACTTGATGGATGTCTATAAAGTCTTTATGTTTGTTATTAAGGTCAACTACGGAAATTTGCTCAAAGGCCAGAAGGCAGAAGCACTTCTGGCCAGAGTTCAGGGTTCACTGTAGATCTTAATAAGTTTCCTAATGTGGATACATATTTGCATCGACCCTTATTAACTGATTCACCGATGTGTACCTTAAAGGAATTACAAGACGGTACGTATTCATTGGAAGATCTTATGATACTGCATGAGCTCATAGACCTTAAGATGGCTATGGCTCATAAACAAAGGGGCAAATAAGATGGCGGTAATAGACGAACTCTTGGTTGGTTTAGGCTTTGATTATGAGCCTGGAGGAGCTAAGAAGTTCAAGGAAGATATCGGTAAAACCGTCAATATAGTTGCTCAGTTAGCCAAAACTGCTGTCGCCGCTGCCACTGCTATAACAGGGATGACAGTAGCTTCTGCCAAAGCATCCGATGAACAAGGTAAACTCGCTGATCAAATCGGGGAGACTGTAGAGAACGTCGGCGCTCTACAGTTCGCTCAAAAGATAGCAGGGGGGAGCGCCGATGGTATGTCCAATTCCCTCCGTGAGTTATCCCTGAGGGCTTCTGAAGCGGCAAGGGGTACAGGTACAGCGGTTGAGGCTTTCGGTTTATTAGGTATATCCGCAACAGATGTCAACGGTCAGATAAAACCAGTTAGTGATCTTATAAAAGAAATATCCGCAAGTTTCCAAGGGCTTGGGGGAATCAAGACAGATAGAACTAGCTGATAAGTTAGGGCTAAGAGACTCCATAAGATTATTACAGTTAGGCCCTGTAGCCATAGAAGAACTAATTGGTAAAGCTGAAGAATTAGGTGTTACCACTGGCAAAGACGCCAAACTAGCAGCCAGCTTCAACGACGCTCTGGTAGAATTGTGGACTGTTACCAAGCAAGTATCCAGGGTATTAAGCCGCTCGTTTGCCCCCATACTTGAAGACCTTGTAGACAGGTTCACGGACTGGTGGATTATTAACAAGGATATAATAGAGCAAAATATACCAAAGTGGATTGAACAGTTTACAACGGCCATGAAGGTGCTGTCTATAGCAATGGGTGCTTTCATAGCTATCCGTGTGATAACCCATCTGATGACCATGATAGCCCTTATGAGAGGACTGACATTGGCTACCCTAGCAGCTAATGTGGGATTCTTTTTACTACCTGCTATATTAGGAGCTTTGGCGCTGGCCTTTGTAGCACTGGTTGAAGATGCTAAAGTGTTCTTTGAAGGAGGTGAAAAGTTTCATTGGAGATATGATTAAGAAATATCCCCAATGGGCAAACGAAATAGAATTGGTAGCTAATGTACTAGAAGGTGTTTGGAATTTAACATCTAAAATATTTGAAGGATGGGATAAGATATTTGGTTTGTTCCGTGAGGAAGGTGCCGACGCCATGAACCAAGCATTGAAAGATAAAGGTCTTGGTTTCCTTACTAAAGAGATCGGTGTAACAGGAGAGAAAAGTGGTGTTGTAAATGATCTATTTAAAAATATGGGGCTAGGGTTCCTAACCAGAGAAATAGGATTATTTAAATCAGGTACTTTGGACACCCCCTTAACATCTAGTACGAGTACCAGTACCATAGTTGAAAACTTGCAAATACTGGTGGACGGAGGTAATCAAAAACCCGGATGAAGTAGCCCGGTCTGTTTATGATGTATTCCTTCAACAGACAAGCCAAGACCTCAACAGCACGGTGGATCAATAATGGCTTTTGAGAATCTATTTATACGCACTCAAAAATCGATAGGCGGTATACAGTTAGATGCTGTCATATCTGAGGCTCATAACAACGAGGTCAGCTTAACCACTAACCCGGTAGAGTTAGGAGCAGATATAACGGACCATGCTGTAATCATCCCTAAGAAGGTTAACGTGGTAGCTCAGGTATCTGATACCCCTCTAGGTATTGCGGCTTTCGGTCAGATAGTGGATTTGGTAACAGGGTTGTTTGGTACTTCTACAGGAGAGAATCTTACCCGTAGTAATGCAGCCTATAATGCTATGGTTCAATTACAAGAAGCCCGTGAACCTATAGACTTACAGACTCGGTTAAGACTATACACGAACATGATGATAACAAACATAAAGGTTCAGCAAGACAAGACTAATTCGCGTATCGTAAGTATGAATATAGACTTACAAGAGGTTTTGATAACTAAATCAGAGATAGTACAACTATCAGAAGAACAGCTACAACAGGGTTCAGCTAAGGAGCAAGGTTCCCCGGCTGAAAAGACAGGTAGAAAAGAAGCCGTTGACCCTAGTGATGCCACTAATACTTCTGTCCTTAAATCAGTTATAGATTGGGTAGGCGAATGATTGAAATACCTTTAAGTTCCAAACCTGAGCAGCTATTCAGCATCATAATAAAAGAAGTTAAATATGATGTTAGAGTGGTACTAAACTCTCGGACTGGTATATGGTCAATAGCCCTAGCCAACCAGAACACTGATTTGGTTAATGGTATATCTCTTCTACTAGGTATAGATATATTTGAGCAACATAATCTTGATATAGGTAGAGGTTACGTTATTAACCTTGAAGACTCAAATAAAGATCCAAGTAAAACAGGGCTAGGAACTTCTTCAAAGTTATTCATATTAGATGAAGGGGAGGCTTAAATGTCTCGCCAGTTCAAAAGGGTTTATGAGCTGACTATAATACCTCCAGGGGGAGAAGCTAGGATAATAAGAGACCTTAG